CGGCGGCGAAAGGCGGATCTAATAAAGGGAAGAATGGCGGCTTCAGTAATTACAGTGCTGTTGCTGATGTGGACATGGCTAATGATTCTCAGTCTGACTCACTCGCCATCGTATTGATTATTCTTTTGTTGGTTATTCTTTTGTTGCTTGTTCCATTGATTGCTTGGATGTATGTGGATGTAAGGCAAATGGAACTTAGAGTTAACAAAGCATTAACAAGGATTGAAGGGAAATGATTAAAAATCCTAGTTTTGTATATATGTCGATACTGATATGTATACTTTTTTCATTTTTGTGTACAGGTTGCCATGACCAGTATAGGTATTTTTGCCAAGACCCTGATAACTTTAAGTCTGAACGTTGCCAAAAGCCTTTGTGTGAATTCAATCAAGACTGCCCTGAATATCTTGTAGCCCCCATTTTGGAGAAGAAAATTGAAGGAACTCCTGCTAGCATTCCTCAACAGCCCCAAGGAACGCCTCAATGCCGATGAGATAGAGATCAGGGTCCGATCCTTTGTGATCATTGTGGTAACCCTGATTTTGGCCTTCATCGTTATGGCTCTTCTTTATTCGGTGACTTTTGTTAGTCAACCGATCAAGGCTATGGCTCCTATTGACCAAGCCTATACCAAGATGCTCAATGACATCGTTCTTCTAATCGTAGGTGGTATCGGTGGGATTCTGACCAAGGGCCTGACCAACGAAGCCACGAACATGATGAATGCGGCCAAGGCAAATAAAGATGCTTACGTGGCCCCTCCACCACCTCCGCCTGCACCAATCATTATGACGGCTCCAGCCCCAAATTGGACTCCTCCACCTCCCCCAATGAGTCCTCCGACATTGGAAGCAGATCATGAGCGTGAAAGAATGGCACAAGCAAGAAAAGAAGCTATATGATCAGCTGGTTATCATGGTTCTTTGATGATTTGTTTTATTGGATAGCCGTCATTGCCTTGGTTGGTGGTGCAGTCGCTTATGTATTGAGCTATTTGGTGGGTTTTCTGCCAATGTTGAAGCCCCATGCCTTTGTAATGAAGGTTGTGGGATTGGCGTTAGTTATTTCAGGAGGTTACTATGTCTCAGATCATCACGGCTATGAAAGACGGGTTGCAGAAGATAAAGCAGAAATTGACAGACTTAATACAGAAGCTCGTGCCAAAGAAGCCGAGCTAAGTCAAAAGATTGTACAAGCCAGTACAGCTCTTAGAAAGGCAAAAGATGACATTAAAGCAAAGCAGTCTAGCATTGATGCTAGGGTTGATACTGGCGAGTTGCGCCTCCCCTCCACCTGTAGTCTACAAGCCAGTTCAGGTTCCGCCGATGGAGATAAAACCGATGGAACCGACTCTACTCGACAGGCTATTAAAGATATTGTCGCAATCGCCTCAGACGGAGACAAAGCCATTACCAAGCTCAACGCCTGTATTGCCCAGTACAACCAAGTGATGCAGACTGTCAATGAAGGTGTTAAATGATTACAGCAGAGAAACTTCATGCTTTAGACATTGGTCCTCAATGGGTAGAACCTCTTAATGCAACCATCCAAAAGTTTAGCATTTTTACCGTTAAAGAGCAGGCAGCTTTTATCGGACAGCTTTCACACGAGTGCAACCACTTCAAAGTCCTTTCAGAAAATCTTAACTATAGAGCAGAAACCCTTCAAGCTCTATTCCATACCCACTTTAAAACAGACGAATACGCCCTTTTTGCCCACAAACCAGAAAAAATTGCCAATAGAATCTACGCCAATAGAGGCGGAAACAGGAATGAAGCCAGCGGAGATGGATGGCTCTACAGAGGCAGAGGCTGTATCCAGCTTACTCTGCACGACAACTATTGGCATTGTGGGCAAGCCTTGGGTCAGGATTTTGTAAGAAACCCAGATTTAGTGTCAACCCCAATGTGGGCAGTTATGAGTGCAGGGTGGTTTTGGACAACACATGGTTGTAATAGATTGGCTGAAGCCGATGATCAAACTGGGCTTTGTAAGGTTGTCAATGGAGGGTTAATAGGTCTTGAAGATAGAAAACAATTGACAAACAAAGCTTTTGCCATTCTATCATAATCCATTTATAATCATCTCATTAGCAATCAGGGATAATCATGACCGCTTCATTTGCTCTGACATATGACAATCTGACCACTACAGTACTTCAGTACTTAGAAAGAAGTGATGCGGCAACGATAGCTCAGATTCCTACATTCATTACTCTGTGTGAATTTGAAATTGCACAGCAGATCAAGACATTAGGGCAACAGCAAGTTGTTCAATCAACAATGCAGGCAGGCAATGCTGTAATTGCCAAGCCTGCTAGATGGAGAAAAACCGTTTCGTTTAACTTAACAAACGGTACAACCATCCAACCGGTATTTTTACGAAAATATGAGTATATTAGATCTTACGCATCAAGCGCGACATCTCAGTCAACACCGCTATATTATGGCGATTATGACTATCAACACTGGATTGTGGCTCCTACGCCTGATCAAGCTTATTCATTCGAAGTTCTATACTACGAGCGCATACAGCCTTTGGCTTCTGACAATCAGACTAATTGGCTGACACAAAATGCACCTAATGCCATGCTATATGGCACATTGTTGCAAGCTATGCCTTTCTTAAAGAATGATCAGCGACAAATATTTCAAGAGAAATATAAAGAAGCAATGGATGCATTAAAAGCAGAAGACTTGCTTCGATTGGGTGATCGTCAAACTATTGCACAGGATTCTTAATCATGACAGCATATACCAATCCATTCTCTGGTCAAACAATTCAACCATCATCGGTTGGTTATGAATCACTGACCATTACAGCTAATACATCTTTATCATGGTCGGTCAATGGACTAGGCGGTAATGTTCCAACAGCAGCATCAAAAATGAATGTATCTGCTACGACCAATGGTCTAGCTCTTTTGATGCCACCTGCATATCAAGTTTCAAACGGTCAAGATGTTTTAATCAATAATGTAGGTTCATACCCATTTACTGTTTTAACAAATGACGGATTGACAACAATTGCATCTGTAGCTAGTGGTGCAGTTGAGTATATTTATCTAACTGATAACACAACAAATAACGGCACATGGGCGGCATTTACATTTGGCACAGGCACATCAGCAGCAAATGCTGGAACACTTGCCGGTGCCGGTCTAACTGCTATTGGTAATACGCTTAATCAGTCATACAACCCAGTTGCATATTACTCAAGCGTACAATTAGCCGCATCGGCAAGAGCAACATTTGCACTATGGTCAAGTGGGGTAGGAACACTAACACTCCCCTCATCAAGCACAGTAGGCGCAAATTGGTTTGTCAATATTAGAAATAATGGCACAGGTGTTTTAACTGTTGCACCGTCAGGTGGCGATCTAATTGACGGTAATTCTAATAAGCAGTTACAGTTAACAGAATCTGCTCAGTTTGTATCAACAGGAAGTGGTTGGAACACATTTGCATATGGTAGGTCCAATACTTTTGCATATACTTTACTGTCATTAGGCGTTACAGGTGGAACATTAACATTAACATCTGCACAAGCGTCAAACCAAATTCAAGAGTATACAGGCACACTTACAAGTAATCAAGTAATCATTGTTCCACAAACAGTGCAGTTATATTTTATTACTAACTTGTGCACTAATGGCTCATATACATTTACTGTTAAGACATCGGCAAGTGGTGGTGCATCAGTCACGATGACATCTAATTCATCACTTGTCTTAGCTTGTGATGGAACGAATGTGTTTAATGCGGCATCAGGTGCAAGCAACACATTTGCAAGCTTAATACTTGGTAATGGATCAGCAGCAGCCCCTTCACTTAGTTTTGTGGGTGATAGTACAACTGGTTTATATTTACCTACTACAGGCACATTCGGTATTGCTGCAGGTGGCGTATCAGTTGCACAGTTTAATAGCTCTCAAGCATACTTTCCATATGGCATTCAAGGAGGTCAATTTTGACAGCCAAAGTCATATCATTACAAGGCATCATTCCCGGAATTCAGCGGGATGGAACACTATTTAACTCAGTCCGCTATGTAGATGGTCAATGGGTTAGATTCCAACGTGGTAAACCTCGTAAGATTGGCGGTTATAACGGTATTTTCTTGAACTCACCTGCTATTGCTCGTGGAATGATTATGCAATCATCCACAGGCACAAACTATTTGTATGCAGGCACAAATAATGGTGTGTATGGGTGGCAAACATCAACTACGGCAGGCACAGGATCAGGTCCTGTACCTATTACATTGTCATCTGACTTCTCATTTAACATCAACAATCTTTGGCAATTTGACATTGCTTATGATGCTTATGGCTCAGGTGCTTTAACTGTCTATGGACATCCTGGTCAGAATCTTGCAAACATTGACAATACTGTTAACACACCGGTCTTAAGAGGATCATTCCCTTACGGCTCAATGAGCAAAGTGGGTGTGTTTACGGCTACTGGTAATTTGTCAGGCACTACTATCACTATTGCAAGCACAAATTATTTAATTGGTGTAGGTCAAACAGTATCAGGAACAGGCATTACTGCAGGCACAACAGTAACTGCAGTAACTGTAGTTACTTCACCTTCACCACAAACTACAGTCACTGTATCAGCAAGTATGACCACACAAACAGGCGTGACTGTTACATTTGACAATAACATTGCTGTTTCCGGTGGTTGTTGCATGATTTTTCCATACCTTTTTGTGTATGGAAATAATGGGTTAATTCAAAACAACTCTGCTGGTAA